CCTTTCGCAACTGGCGCTGGTACTGGTGCTCTAGCACATGACACAAACGTTTACTATCGTAAGTTTGTTGTTCTAAACATCAACCAATAATTGATGTGCTAGAAAAAGTTTTGCCGAAAGGCAATACGATTAAGGGAGGCTTGAAAAAGCCTCCCTTTTTTTTCAACTAAATATTATAAATGTTTCTGTTTCAGGATTAAACTAAATGTCAGCATTGACTCGAACACCAACAAATACAGATCTACTTCAAAGTACAAAATTTAGAGTAACCTTTGATCGCCTACCAGGTGCAACTTACTATTGTCAAGCAGCAAATGTGCCAGGAGTTTCATTGACTGAAATTCCGAGAGTGACACCATTTATCGATCTATATGTTCCTGGTGAGAAGATGATCTATGATACATTTAATATCACTTTTCTAGTTGACGAAGATATGCGCAACTGGACAGAAATTCATGACTGGATTCGAGCCATGACATTTCCTACAGACTTTAAAGAATATCTGGGGTTAGAACGACAAGCAAAAACTCCATTTATTCGAAATAGAGAAAAAGCAAAACCACAATATTCAAGTTCTATACTCACACTCTTTACAAACAAAAATAATGCGAATTTTCGTGTTAAGTTTGTTGATATGTTTCCAACTTCAGTTGGAACAATATTGTTTAATGCGCAAGATACTGCAGAAAATATTGCAATTGCCGATGCAACTTTTAGATTCTCTTATTATGAATACGAAAGACTGAGATAGTCTTTATATAACTATTGGTGCGTCGTTCAAACCAGACATAGTCATTATATAACTTTTGGTTTATCAAGTCAACTATTGGTGAAGTTGCTTTTATTATTTGTTTATAGTATACTAAACACTCATATATCTTTGCATTTATATTATGGAAACACCACCTCTCGAAGAAGTCATGCGTCAATGGGAAAAAGATTCCGATGTTGATGCCACAGAACCTGGAAAGGAAATTCTCCGCATTCCTTTGTTACACAACAAATACAACAAATATTTGTCGCTGCATAATCTTGCTGGAAAAAGAGCAGGACTAGAGTATGACAAAATCAAGAAACTTAAATGGATGTATTACAACGGCAAGTTAGATCAAGATGAACTTGACAAACTTGGATGGGAACCATTTCGTTTCACTCTTAAATCTGATATACAAGTATATCTTGATGGTGATGATGATCTTGTTAAACTCAAACGCAAGAAAGCATATCATGAAGAAGCAGCCAAGTTTTGTGAGTATGTAATGAAGGAATTAAACAATCGCACTTGGCAATTGAAAGAGTACATGGGTTGGGAGAAGTTTATCCAAGGTGCTCGATGATAGAACATGTCGTTGTTGAAAAAGTAAATAACATCTATGTCCAAGTGACTGCTGAACCTGCCATTTTGCAAGAGATGTCAGAATTTTTTACTTTTTCAACTCCAGGCTATCAATTTTCACCTGCGTTTAAAAATAAATACTGGGATGGAAAGATTCGACTTTTGAATCTAAACACAAGACAAATCTATCTTGGTTTAGTTCCGTATATCAAAAAGTTTTGCAAGGACAGCAACTACACCTGCGAGTATATCGATGAAGAAAAGGATGTTTACCCTGTTGACACGAAAAATTTGGCAAGTGCTTTATCACTTCCAATGGAGCCGCGAGATTATCAGTTGCTCGCTTCTAGCGTCGGACTTACGAAGCGGCGAACTGTACTCATTTCACCCACGGCATCGGGGAAATCGTTAATCATCTATATGATGATTCGCCACCTGTTGAATACAGGTAAGAAGCGCGGATTACTCATTGTTCCTACGATTAACCTCGTCACTCAGATGCATAGTGACTTTCAGAATTACTCATCTGTCAATGGATGGGATGTTGAGAAATACTGCCAAAAAATATTCGGCGGCGAAAGTAAGATTCCCGACAGTGATTTGATTATCTCTACATGGCAGTCAATCTATGATATGCCGAAGAAATACTTTGCGCAGTTTGATTTTATCATCGGTGACGAAGCGCATACCTTTAAAGCCAAATCTCTTACATCTATCATGACCAAGTTAATTAACTGTGATGTGCGTATTGGCACAACAGGTACACTTGATGATAGTAAAGTAAACAAGTTAGTCCTTGAAGGATTGTTTGGTCCGACATTTAAAGTTATTTCTACCAAAGAACTTATTGAACGCAAACAATTAGCCAATTTCAGTATCAAGTGTATTGTATTGAAGTATCCTGAGATTGTATGCAAGACTGTTAAGGGATTTACTTATCAAGATGAAATGGCTTTCCTAGTACAACACGAAGGTCGTAATAGATTTATCACTGATCTTGCTTTAAATCTAAAAGGCAATAGTCTTGTTTTATTTACTTATGTTGAGAAACATGGTAAAATACTATACGACTGGATAACTGAAAAAGCAAATGGAAGAAAAGTATTCTTTATTCATGGTGGGGTTGAAGCAGAAGATCGCGAAGCAGTAAGACATATTACTGAACAAGAAAACGATGCGATCATTGTAGCAAGTTACGGAACATTTTCGACTGGTGTAAACATTCGCAACCTACATAATATAATATTTTCCTCACCAACAAAAAGTAAGATTCGAGCATTACAGTCTATCGGTCGTGTGTTGCGTTTAGGTGAAAACAAAGATGCTGCTACGCTATACGATATCGCTGACGATCTGCGTTATGGTCCTTATACAAACTTCACATTGAAGCATTACGAGGAACGAGTGAAGATCTATAGTGAAGAAAAATTTCCTTTCGCAACTAACAATGTAAGGATAACCTAATGCCAAACCAAAAAAAATTAAAGTTTGTCCGTTTTAGATCTATTCCTGATGATATTATTGGGTATGTTACCCATAAAGATGATTGTATTGTGATTGAAATGCCGCTCAGGGTTGATGTTGAAACTATCTTTGAAGAAAATCGACAACTGCTTTTAATGAACGAATATTTGCCGCAGTCTATACTTGACATTCAGGAAATAGAGTTTTATAATGATGAGGTGCTATTAATAGCGCCAGTGAAACAAGAATTCGTGGAGCAATATGAATATGTTGCAGATTTCTTTTACAGCAATAAGCACAAATTAAGTATACCGCAAAAGAAAGAATCGAATTCAAAGAATGCAACTCAAATGGATGAAAAAGTTGAGAAGGTTGTTTCTATTCTTGAAGCAATGCAAGCAAAAAAGGATAAACCAGTACACTAATTATGGCAAAGAATCACTACATCAATAACAAAGACTTCCTCAATGAAATGACGAAGTATCGTATATCAATTCGTGCGGCGAAGAGGGCAGGTTTACCAAAACCACAAATCCCAAGATATGTCGCTGAATGCTTTATGAAGATTGCTGAGAATCTTTCGCACAAGCCAAACTTCTTGTCGTATACTTTTAGAGACGAAATGGTCGCTGACGCAATTGAGAATTGTGTGATGTATGTTGACAATTTTGATCCAGCAAAATCGAGTAATCCTTTTGCTTACTTCACTCAAATAACTTACTATGCATTCTTGCGCCGAATTCAAAAAGAGAAGAAACAACTATATGTCAAATACAAATCAACTGAGACTGCTGGAATACTCGATGAGTATGAACTCAATGAGACTGAGGATGGAACTTTCCGTCAATTCGAACTGTATGAAAACATTTCCGAATTCATACAAAATTACGAAAACGCTAGAAAAGAAAAGAAAGCCAAGAAAGCCGCAGGAATAGAAAAGTTTGTTGATGAGGATGTAGTTAAGTGAGTAAGATAGCAATACTTGGGGATACTCATTTTGGGATGAGAGGCGATAGCATTGCCTTTCATAATCATTATCGTGAGTTTTATAGTAAACATTTTTTTCCTTATTTGGTGCAACATGGAATTAGGACCATATTTCAATTGGGTGACTTATTTGATCGTCGGAAGTATATTTCTTTTCAATCTCTTGCTCTTAGCCGCAAGTATTTTTTTGATGAGATATATCGGCTTGATCTAGAACTGCATACTCTTCTAGGCAATCATGACATCACATTTAAAAATACTTTGGAGATTAATTCCCCAGAGTTATTGCTTCAAGATTATACAAATGTGTATGTTTACAATGAACCATGTTCATGGAACGGTATCGATATTATTCCTTGGATCTGTAAAGATAACGAGAAACAAATCCTAGAGTTTATTCAAAACAGCAACAATGATGTTTGCTTTGGTCATTTCGAACTTGCTGGATTTGAGATGGATCGTGGCAATATTTGTCATGAAGGCATGGATCCTGTAACATTGAACAAATATGATCTTGTTCTTTCAGGACACTTTCATCATAAGAGTAACAATGGAAGTATTGTATATGTTGGCACTCCAGGTGAAATGACTTGGTCAGATTTTAACGACGAGCGTGGATTCCATATCTACGACACTGAGACTCGTCAGTTAGAGTTTATAAAGAACCCATTACAAATGTTCTACAAGATTCAGTATAACGATGATGAATTGTTTTACAATGATTTGGTAAATGCTGACTATTCTCATCTCACGAATAAGTATGTTAAGATTGTAGTTGAAAAACGCAATAACTCATTTTTGTTTGACACTCTATTGGATACACTTACAAAAGTAAATCCACTAGAGGTTTCAGTCGTTGAGGATTTTTCACATCTTAATGAAAATGTAGAAGTTGATGTTGACCAAGCAGAAGATACAATATCAATTTTAAACAAGTATGTTGATGGTTTGACTTTACCTGTAGAATCAGATAAGATTAAGACTGTACTGCGCGATGTATACAACGAAGCCGTTTCTATGGAGACGCTGTGATTTTATTTAAAAGTGTTAGATATCGAAATTTCCTTTCTACGGGAAATGTCTTTACTGAGATTCCTCTGAATGAAAACGCCACGACGCTAATCGTTGGTGAAAACGGTGCTGGAAAGTCGACTTTCTTGGACGCCATCACATTCTCATTGTTTGGCAAACCATTCCGCAATATTAACAAACCTCAACTCGTAAACTCAGTCAACGAAAAAGATTGCGTTGTTGAAGTTGAGTTTGATATTGGCAAGAAGTCATATAAAGTCATTCGTGGCATCAAACCAAATGTATTTGAGATCTATTGCGATGGCGATCTTTTAAATCAAGACGCCAAGGCAAAAGATTATCAGGACCATCTTGAAAAGATTATCCTCAAGATGAACTATAAGTCATTCACGCAAATTGTTATTCTCGGATCGACTAACTTTACTCCGTTCATGCAGTTGTCAGCATCTGATCGTCGCACTGTGATTGAAGATCTATTAGACATTCAGATCTTTTCTGCGATGAATGTGATTGTTAAGAGTAAGATTCATACTTTGAAAGACGAAGCAGCACAACTCAAGATTCAAATTGATAATACTAAAGATAAAATTGAACTACACAAGAAACATCTTGACGAACTCAAGAAAAATACGAAAGAAATCGTAGACGCAAAGAAACAAGAAGTGACTGAAAACACTGAATCGCTTTCAGCACTTGAAGTCGAAGCAACTGATAAAGAAACTCAAATTGAGAATCT